AATAAGATTGGCAGTAAAACTGTTACGAACCTCCTCAGCAACTATTGGTAAAATTTGCTTATTATAAATCAATGGACAAACTTGCCAGAAATACCCAGTACTTTTAGGTAAACTAACTTTACTGAAATCTGTTGTAGATGTTAATTGATAATCATGAGAATAATCAAAAAAATAATCTTCATTTCTAAAATTTAAATAATCATTTTTTATATTTTGATATCCATCAAAAAATTTTTGATTATCTATTCTATCAGATAATGGTAAAAACATTAATCTTTTTTTTCTCTATGTATAAATGCTATTCCAATAATTGGCAATCCGATTATACCAAACCCACAAAGTCCAATCCAAACTTGACTCGCCGCAAGTACTTCTACTAGATGAAACATTAAATTCCTCTCCAATTTTTATATTCATAATGAAAGTATTGATCAACTACCATATCATCTAATGGGGCATTTTCAGTTCTATATGCCCATACCTCACAGAATTCTACAATACGATGATCGTGTAGTGAACTATGCCCCCACATTCTTACAAATGCTGATGCTGCGAAATGATATCGCTGCCTAATGTGCGGTTCCGTTTCCTTTATACTTTTCGGTATCATAATACCCTCCTTTTGTTCCGAAATAAAGAGTTGTTAATATGAAAGGAACTGAAGCAAATAACAATAGTTTTCCCAATAACATCAGACCATCTCCATTGCTCGTTCTAGTTCTATGTAATGATTCATTTCATCTGTAGCAATTTCACCGATCTTGGTGTCTTCTGGATGATCCCAGAAGTAGTTTAGATAGGTCTCTGTGGCGTGATACTCAATACCTGCGTTCAGGTGATAAGCAGAGACAGGAGCAATAAAGTAATAACCCACCAAAATCCAATAATAGATGAGAACCAAGTGATAAGCAATAAAGCGATCATACCAACGGTCGGCACCACCACGCCTTTCCATTTCGATGAGATGTTCGGTTTCATTGAGTGTCTGTGCGAAGTGTTCTTTCATTAAGTAGTAGTGTGATAGATCTCTGAGTCCTAGTGATTCTTTGAGATGCAGCACACTCACAAAAGCAAAATAAGGTGCTCTGGCAATTGTTTCTAGAACCCAGAATCTTTGTATGGGTAGGTCACGATACAGAAAGTCAATGATTGATATCGTGACTAATAGAATTGTATCGTTGAACTTTTTCATGCAAAAACTCCTGGTATATAATCGATTCTTTCACGAATCTCATCCAAAATAATTCCATATTCCCTAAACCTTCTATCTCCTGCAATAAAGCGTCTCTGTCTCATCCAGACAGCATCTGCCAAAAGTTTCAGTTCATACTCTGAAAAATCTTTATATTTTTCCATTGGATAACTCCTACCTTACGTGATGACCACCAAACATATATCGCATACCATTTAAAACTTTGGATGCGAAAGTACCCAGATTGCGTGAATTAAATCTTTCATAAAGCGCAGTGGTGATGACAGGAGCGGGAACCCCCAGATCCACAGCGGTAGTAACCGTCCAGCGGCCCTCACCACTATCGGATACGCCTCCAGAGAACTGTTTAAGCTCACTGTCGCCGCGTAACACATCAGCAGTAAGATCAAGTAACCAAGAACCAACAACGCTACCACGGCGCCATAACTCAGCAACCTCAGCAACATCAATATCGTAACAATAACTTTCTGGGTCTGCCATTGGAGCAACTTCTGCATCCCCTTCTCTGACATACTTGGCACCCACATTAGCATTTTTAATAATATTGAATCCTTCTGCATATGCCTGCATTATACCGTATTCAATTCCATTATGAACCATCTTCACAAAGTGTCCTGCACCTGGAGGACCACAATGCAACCAACCAAACTCAGCAGATGTTACGTCTGAGTTAAATTGAGTCCTGGGGGCAGCGATGATTCCTGGAGCGAGGGCATCAAAAATGCGCGAACAAGTGGCGACTGCAGTATTTCCACCTCCAACCATAAGACAGTATCCACGATCCAAACCATAAACACCACCGCTAGTGCCACAATCAATATATTGGATACCAAGTTTTGCCAGGCGTTCTGCCCTTTTCCTACTGTCTTTAAAATTGCTATTGCCATGATCAATAATAATATCTCCTTCACCACAATATCGTAGTAACTCATTGATTGTGTCCTCTACTGTTTCTGCGGGCACAACCATCTGAAAAATACCTGGTTGAGGTGTGCCATTTTTATTCTGTTTAACTACTTTAACAAGATTTTCAATAGTAGTTGCAATTCCATCCACATATCCCTTTTCATAGGATTCGTTTGCTTTTTCATAATTTCTCCGATAACCCCAAACTTTTATTCCTGCTTTCATCATACGGCGAGACATACCCTCACCCATTCGTCCTAGTCCGATTAATCCTACTTTCATAAATTACCCTCATTGTGGATAAGCATTATTGAGACCCCAAAAAATAAAAAGTCCAATTGATCCCAAAAGTGTTAATGCTTTGAAAATTAAACTATTCATTTTCTTCATCCTCATAAGTAGATGGTTCTTCAAAAAGTTCATCTATTTTTTGTTGTAAAACTCTTCTTTGCAATTCTTGAATGTCTTCTTCTGTAAACTTAACCACAAGTAATCCTTCTCCTTGCTTATAATCTTTCATTTCTGGATGTCCTTTTTTTAAAGGAACCTTTGGATTTTCATGATATCCAAAGTGTTCATTCATTATCATCCAACCTTGAACAAACATAGAAACAGCAATACCAACAAGAACGAACCAAGGAACTAAAAAAATTAGTTCAGAGTGATTTTGAGCCATGGTAGTAAAGGTGGAATAACTCCAACCAATCTTAAAAGTCCCTCAGCAAATAGAGAAAGAACCACCCAACCGACGCACATACTAATGATAGAAGCATTGCGGTTGTGTCTTCGTATAGCGGCATCGATCATCTCCTGTACTTCGGTACGAGTTGCATAATCATCGTCAAAAGGTTCCATCACTTATCATCTCCAAGAAACTTTGCAAGGGGATCTCTTTTAGTTTTTACAATTTCAACCGCTCTTTTATAGAACATATTGTTTGTATTTCCAGATGTTTCAAAAGTTTCCTTGATCTTCACCCAATTATCATAGGTGTGCTGATCCATAAGGTTCTAAGTTGAATACTACTAATTATACTAGTGAGTAATTCTACTTTGTCAAGTTTGTGTTGATACACAAATATAGATTAAAAAAATCTAAAATTTTGTAATATTTGTAACGGAGGGAAGGAGAGTCGAACTCCTAAGGGCTTTAACACCTCAACTGTTTTCAAGACAGGTTCCGTCGCCAATCGGATTGCCCCTCCAGTATGTTATAATATACCATATGTATATGGTTTTGTCAAGTGATTATTCAACCATCAAGGAAGAGAATTGAATTTGAAAGAATGCTCAAAAAACTTGGATATCATGATAGATCTCCAGTATATCCGAAAGAAAATAAAAGATATCAGCAAGTCAATTTCAAATGCTCAGATGGAGCAATGGCAATGTACACATTTATAATCATATATCAAACAAAAAAGAGTTACTTATATCTTGAATTTCTGGATCATTATGGATTACCTTCATTAAAAAAACGTATTTCAACACTTGCTGAAAATATCTATTTTAATGAAAAAACAAGAATTGCAGAAGTTGGTTATGAAGTTAAATACACAAAACAACCAGATGAATTTTCTTTAGAAGAAAGAAAGCAAATATTCTATAACTTTATAAAATATACACATAAAAATCTTGAAGATGGTATGGTTAAAATTTCTCCAAGACCAGGTGATATTTTAGCAGCTAAACCCCACGGTCCAAAAATTAATGAAGGTTTCAACGAATCTTCATTAATTGTTGGAAAGCGCCAAAGATCAATCGTAGCTAAAAAATTTGGTTTTGGGGAACTTAGGGAAGATGGTTTTCAATATGCACGTTATGATGAAAATTGTATTCTGAAACCTATCTAACTTCAAAATCTAATTTACGAACTTTTCTATTTCTTCTGGCATTTTGATACGCCAAATCATCATTAGAAAAAAGATTTGACTTTTTATTCTCAACACCAGAGTTAACCATTATAACTTGAGTCAGATCTACTGCTGTAATTGTGTCTCCTTTTACTGTGGACATATTAGGACATCCACAAGACTTTGTCCTAACTGGGTGTGCTATCAATTCAACACCACAAGTCTTACATCTAATTGTAATCATTTTCTTAAAAATAAATTCTTTTTATTCTTCTAATTGTGGTTGGGTATATTCTACTTCTTCTGGTACTTGTTGTGTTTCTGTAGGAACTTCGGGAGCAATATCTTCAAGATTATCCGCCGATGCACTTCTAGCAGTTTCCGATATTGATCTCAACATCCATACAAACTTACCATGAGTCTCCATCAGATCTTGAAGGATGCTTGCTGTTGCAAGACTTTCTATCCTATCGGCAGAATTAGAAGCATCGATCATCATGTCTATTAAAACTTGATTATCATTCAGGAGTTGCTTCACCATTGATTTTGCATTAATGCCTTGAGCACTATTAGATGCCTGTTCAATATGAGTAACTTCAGTAATCCTTGTTAATGTACTCACTGGTTTCAAACCAAGAAATCTCATGTGTTCTGTAAAACGATCAATTTCTTCAAAAATTGTTTCGTATTGACCACCAAACAAAGTATGAAGTTGTTGAAAATCTGGTCCAACAACATTCCAATGATATACCCAAGTTTTATGAAACAAGACAAATAAAGTTGCTTGTATATCACTCAATTGTTTAAACAGTTTTTCCATTATACCTTTGTTTTAGAAATATTTATGATGATCTAAAACCAAAAAATTGATTAATAGAATATCTCCCATTATTAGAACTTGGTTTCATAATAACTGGAGAAACAGAATGCCATTCAAAACTTGGAAAAATAATCATACTATTATGATCCAAATCAGGAGTATAATTATAATGATCAAACATCAG